GTTAGGAACAGGCGGCGAACATTGATTCTGTCGAATGCAGATGAATAAGACAGTGCAGTCTTATCACCAAAGAGGAGAGTTCCAATACCTGGTTTGGTTACCAGAGAATTAATTCTCAGAGGATACAGTTTGTCTCTCTGTGCTTTGGTTGGATTGTATGCAAGTTTAATTGCATTGTTGATGATTCCACGTTGCTCACCTGCGGGTGAGAACCATGGATATGCCTCAAGCGCAGTTCTTGCCATCAGTCCAGCAACGTCAGCGTTGGTTGGAATATAGCGGAACTTGTTGTTGAAGCGATCATAAGTGAACTTATAACCAGTATCAAATGTTGCATAAGAAGAAGAATTCAGAACGGAATAGTACTGAATCAGGTTATTAGTCTGAGTTGCGGTATTAGTTACATTAACTAAGTTTGCTCTATGTGGTCCAATAACGGCCATACAATCTTTTCTTCCTTCTGCAAGAGAGATTAGATAGTTTGCTTTTGCTTGTGATTCTTGCTCATTGGTCATACCAGGACCCATGATCAAATAGTCAACTTCAATCTCATCTTTATTCTCAAAGAGTTGATATGAATTTTGCAAGTTGCCCAGTGAGGTGGACATACCACCATTATCTCCTGTAGCAGGAATTCCACCAGAGTAATCCGTACCACCACCAAGGGTGTAAGATACGTTACCGAGAGCACTAAACGTTATATCTTGTGCATTTTGTCCCCAAAGACCACCACCTGTGCTTACAGGAGTGAAGGATGCTGCCTTAGTTCCAGAAACAGAGGTAAAACCAACTGCTCTAGGTGTAGTATTATGGAAAGCATCGTATGCGTTAGAAGGATTGCCAGCAGCAAACAGATTTGGTGAGAAATCTGCCAGATAATCTTGATAATAGACTTTCTGTGGTGCATTTACGTTAGAAATTGCATCAATTGCTTTAGAAAGACTAACGTGCTTCTCAAGGATGTTACCCTGAATTCCACTGATTGTTCCCTCGTCATCAACAACTACAACGTGAATCGCATCACCATAACCATTTCTAGAACTAGAATAGTTGTTAGCAATTGGTTTTGGTGCCAGTGACTTCCAGAATACTGTACTGTTAGTCAGACTTAGTGTTTGTTGATCATACCAGTCAGTAACAGTGCTTGCCGTTACATTGTATCCAAGACCAGTACTGTTAATACCAGAGGAATTGACAAAGTGCAGTGCTTGTCCTGCAGCAAATGAAGCTCCAGTATTTGCTTCTGCGTAGTTAATTCTAGTTTCGGTTGCACCACCACCAACAGTTTCTACACGAGAAAGAACCTTAACATCTAATGTACTTGCTCCACCATTAGCATCAGTGTTAATGCCGGTGATAATACCTTTTAAGTATCCTACAAAAGCAGTAGTTTGTCCAAGTCCAGCAATTGTAGTGCTGATTGGACCGGTAACACCGAAACCAATAGTAGCACCTGATAAATCTGGTGCAGTGGTTGCAACACCAACTCTTTGGTCTGCAAGGTTATCAATCGTGCAAACTTTTAAACCATTTGCCCAAGAACCTGGGTTCTTTGCAGCATAGTTGTAATTTGTTGCTTCGTCGTAGTTGTTAATATAATCGTCGTAGTTTTTAATCTTAAGAGTTGTAGTGCTGCCAATTCCAACACCAGCATTTGCATTCTTAAGGTTAGCACCATCCGTTCTAACTACCTTCAGAACTCCACCATACGAGAGATAAGATGAAGCACTCATCCAATACTCATATTGCGAATCCGTTGGAAGTGGCTTACCGAAAACTCCGATAAGGTCTTGTTCAGTAGTTACATCAATAGGATCGTCTACAGGTCCAATTGGGAAGGGTCCGGCAATAGCACCAATGTTATCCAGTACATTACTAGCTCTCCCTACTGTTAAGTCAACCTCCCTGACTAATACACCGGGAGATAGTTGAGGAGTCGCCATGTTTTGATTCTCCGTTAATCTCAGTTTGTCTAAGAATATTTATTAAAAAAAGTGTTTTCACAGGGGAATCACGACGTGAACTACCAATCTGGATATTCCCATTTACCAGAAACTTTTTTTACTCTTTTTTTACAGCATTCTTTGCATTCGTATGAATATGATGAAGCAACTGCACCTCTATCTTTTCTTGTTCGATAAAACCCATCAACTAAATTTTTAATTTTTCCACATGTTCTACATTTTCTATCCTGTAAAAGAAGGTGTCCTAGTTTAATTTGGCCGTCTAGATCCATTATTTACTTCTCCAATAATCCATGATCTCATACCAAATGGGGTATCAGCAATCAAAGTTTGAGTTTGTTCTGCTACTTCTTGCGGTACAACCAAACAGAATCCAATGCCAAGATTGAATACATTACGCATCTCTTTCTCAGTAATGTTACCTGCTTCCTGGATTTTGTTGAAGAGTTCTGGTCTCTCCCAAGCAGAGTAATCAACATCAACTGTAAGACCCATTGGAAGGCATCGTGGGAGGTTCTCAGGCAGTCCTCCACCTGTAATGTGTGCCATGCCTAGGATAGGAACTTCATCCAACAGGTGCTGGATTAGACGAGCATAGATGGTGGTAGGTCTCAGCAACTCTGGCATCTCTTTATAGTAGATGTAATTTCTCCACAGCATATCATTGATCAGTGTGTATCCATTACTATGAATACCATTGCTCTCAATACCAATAACTACATCGCCAGGTCGAATGTTACTACCATCAACAATGTCATTCTTCTCTACAATACCAGTACAGAAACCAGCAAGGTCATAGTCAGTTGCTCTATAATGTTCGGCAGTTTCTCCACCTAACAATTCCATTCCTGCCATTGTACATCCAACATTGATGCCATACACAATGTCACTCACATTAGCATCTAATGTTTTGGCAGAGACATAATCTAGAAAATATAATGGTTTAGCGCCAGAACATATAACGTCATTGACGCACATAGCAACGAGATCCTGACCAATAGTGGAGTAATCACCAGCAATCCTACAGATGTTAATTTTAGTTCCGACACCATCGGCACCAGATATTAATACAGGTTTCTCATATCCTGATGGGATCTCCATCATTCCACTGAACCCACCAATACTAGGTGCCAATACTTTTAGATACTCTACAAAGGAACGTCCTTTGATAATATCAACGCCAGAAGTTTTGTAGTCCATTAGTCTCTTCCTAAACGAATGTATAATGTAATGAGTGATTGTGAGATTAAATCACAAGAATATGTGAATCCAATTTGGTCTTCCTTATCCCAGTGTTCCCTTTGACTTCTAAGAAGTGCAGAAAACTCTTTGATCTTAGATCTCATCTCTTCTTTAGATAACTTATCCAATGATTTCTCCCTTAATAATACCGTCAAGGTGTTTTAGTTTCCATACAATGTACTCCATGGTGGGCACACACTGAGGATTCCATCCAGCAAAAGTAGAGTGTTCTCCACTTGGAATCTGCCAACAGGAAGCATCATCGTTGTCAAGGTCTAATGATTCTCTATAAGCATCATCACCAAGCAGAACACATGCTCTCTCTGCTTGATTCAAACTACCGAAGCAAGCAAATCCATTCTTCTTAATCTCCTCAGGAATTTCGTGTTTCATTTATCTATACTCCCACATATAAGATCTATCACCATACTCATCCGTAGCCGCATTAAACCATCTATCACCATCACCATCAACAAAACTACTATCGTCTAAACCATCACTCATAAACCCAAATGGTGCCATGTCTTGTTCAATTTGATTTTTTTGCTCTTCATATAATCTTTTTCTAACATCCTGATCGGTTAATTCTTTAAAGTAATCTTGTGCCACCAACCATGCATATATGACTAAACACATTGCTAAGTCATCATTACAACCTTCTTCAGCCTCAAATGAATTATGCTTTGATATGAATGTAGTTAGTTCGGAGATAATCTCATAATCATTAAAAATAACTTTATCACTCTCAATCATTGCCTTTAGATTGAGTGATCCAACTTTTTTAACAGTCTTACTCATCTTGACACCAAGTTGAGTTTTCTTTCCAGAAAATCCTTGACCAACAATTTGACCTGCTCTACCTCTCATTGAACACATCAATAGGTTTTGATATTCTAGATCATACTGTATAATACTTGCAACCTGATCACCAATATCATTTACCTCACATAATATAAAAGCACTGTTATAGTTTTTACATACATCATAAATGATGTTTGGGAAAAGCATTGGTTTGATATCGTTATTCCTATACTTTGCAACTATTTTATGAGGAAACTCTGTAATATCAACTACAACAAAAGCAGAGTAGTCTTCACCAACACCTCTTGCTACGTCAACAGTACAAACATAATCATGGTTTTCTACTGGAAATTCGTATACATCTAATCCTGCACTCTGTTTTACCGGAGCATCATATACTAAAGTTCTTAACTTACTTGGTGCAATTAGTGTATCAACTGATCCTAAAAACTCACACTCAAACTCAACTTTAAATTGTTGTTCTGATGTGTTGGCAATAGTCTGTTCTTTCCAAACATCATCTCTGCCAGGAACTTCAGACCAATGAACATCTGTAGGAATATATTCGTTTTTACTTCTTTCCGCATCATGCCACATGCGGTAGAAGTGATTCATTCCGTGTGGAGTAGATACAATAATTACTTTGGTGTTTTTACCAGAAGTAATAGTAGGATAAACAGATGCAAAGAACGAGTCTGCAACATGGTTTGGAACGAATGCGAACTCATCGAGGAAGAGGATATTAAACGACATGCCTCGGACAGCACTTGCGGAAGTTGAAGCAGCAAGAATTTTAGACCCATTTTCCAACTCCAATGAACCTCTGTTCCATACTAACACACCCTGTTGCATCCACTTGGGTAAGTTTTCGTATGCAGTTTGTAATCTATTTAAAAGTTCTCTTGCTGTAGCTGCCTTGTTTGCTAGGATGCCAATATTAACACTATCATTGAAGACAGCATAATGCAATAGATATGACACAACAGTGGTAGACTTACCAGTCTGTCGTGGCATCTTACAGATATTAAATCTATTCTCATGGAAATTGTTAATTAATTTCTCTTGAAAATCATAAGGATGAAACTGAGTTAATCCTTCATCAAGAGAAACAATCTTGATATAGTTATTTGCAAAATAAACAGGATCTTCCTTACACCGCATAAATTCAAGGATTTGCTCCTGTGTGAATTCTATCGGTGTATTTGCTTTCTTTAGATTTGGATTGCCAAGGTATACATTATCAGACATAACTTACTCAGCAATTCCACTTTCTAAGAGACTTATTGATTCTACTATCTGGATCGTTTGCTGTCTTTGAAGATGTTAATTTTTTCTTCATTCCTTTCATTCTAGCGCAGAAGGATGCCCTCCTGGGATTTCCAACCTTCTTGCTTGGTGCTTTAAGGTCAGATCCTGGATTTTGCGCTTCATAAGACTTTCGTCCTTTTTCGTTGAGTCCACCTTCTTTGTTTTTTCCTGCTTTCTTTGTCCACGCTGCTGCTTCTGCGTGTAGGACTGGTTGTCCTGGTTCATAGTCGGAAACTGTGTGTGTTAATAGTTTCGCGCCAGGATATA